CGCCCTCCTCGCGGATCACGAGCAGCGCCTGCGGCGCCTGGAGATAAAATGAGGTTGACCAAAAACTAAATAGCGACATGAAAGCTACAATTTTTAAAGTTCTTGCTCGTCTGCTGGGTCTCTCCAAACAGTATATCGCTTTTCTTATGCCGGTGCTTCAGGACAGCGCGGCACGGATGCTGGCTTCCCTGGCTCCGATCGCGTTGGAGGTGGTCAAATCCTTGGCCGAGTCGCCTCAAAATGGGGCGCAAAAGCGCGAGGTGGCTTTTCGGCAGGTGCAGGGTTTGGCTATGGCTGAGGGAATTCGGGCGGGGTCAGCGGCGATTAACACGGCTATCGAGCTGGCAGTGCTGAATTTAAAAAAATGAGTGATGTCGAGGCTAAGGCTTGGTGGCGGAGTCGCACGATCATCGGGATCGTGGTGATGCTGCTGGCTCAGGCCTTGAAGCTTCTCAAGGTGGATATCGTAAATGACGAGCTGACGCAGATCGTCACTCTCGCCATGGATGCCCTGGGAGCCTCGCTCGCCATCTATGGGCGCATCAATGCGCGCAAGCAAATCAAGCGCACCAGGCCAGGTGGGGCATTCAACCCGAACGCAGAGGTTCGCAAGGCGAAACGGCCATGACTTCTCGGCACGCAGTTTTCAGTGTGGTTGCGGCGGGATATATCGCAGGGGGCTTTTTTATCGAATCTGAACCTTCGCCGTGGGGGGCTCCTCGCCCGGAGGCGGAGTGGATCAAATTTTCAACTGAAGATCCGAGGCCTTTTTGGGCGCGCTTGCTGCTCTCGCTGCGCTGGGATTTTCAAAAAAATCAACTGACGGGAGCGGCGGAATTCTGATGTTCAATCCGCGTCATACGCTCGCTGTCTTTATCTTGTTGGCGGGGATTTTCCTTTGGCTGGCATTTTTCTTTAGCCGATGAATCGCACAAGCACATCTCAAGACCGGCTCGCCATGATGTCCTTTATCGCCAACGCGGAGGCGAGGCGCGACAAGCTAGGTAGAATGCGGGTCTACAAGCTTCCTGCCGCAGACGGTGGCGGATCGTATGAAGTGGCGGGGATCAATGATCGCTACCATCCCGCCCAGGCGGCGGCGCTTAAAAAATTGATCGAGGACGGGCGATTTTCCGAGGCCGAGGATTTGGTTCGAAAATATCTGCTCGAATACACAGATGTCGTGAAACGCTGGACAGAGGAGCCTGCTCTCGAGGCGTTCCTGCGCGACTGCGCTTTCAATCGGGGGCCGAAGGGCGCGCTTCGTATCCTTCAAGTCGCACTTCAAGTCCCGGATGATGGCAAGTGGGGGGCGAAGACCAAGGCGGCGCTTACCTCCGCGCTCAAGTCTCCAGGTGGGCTCCTGCAAAAGCTCCGAGCTGCTCGGGAGACCTACGAGATTCGGATCGCTCCGCCAGTCGGGGCGCGGGCCAAGTTTTGGAATGGTCTCGCGAATCGCTGGGACAAGGCCTTGTCGTTCTCCGAGACGCTGCTGGCGTGACTACGCGGCGGTTGCTTTCTCCTTAAAGGAAGATGGCTTGAGGGTTCTTTTCATCTCAGCGCGGACGAGCACTTTTACGACCTCGATCGTTAGGGCGTTTTTGCGGAGTTCGTCGTTCACGATGCCACGAACGATCTCGGCAGTCATAGGGTCAGAGGAAGCTTGGCGCAAGAGTTCCTCCACGAGCTGAGAAATGCTCAGCCCGCGATTCTCTGCGAGTTCGGCTGCCTTGCGCTTGAGCTTGGGGGTGAGGCGCAGGGTGATCTTTGGCTCCGAGAAGTTTATCTTTCTCATGCCTTATAAACGCGCGGGTCGGTTGTTTTTGCAAAAAAAAAAATAAATAAAAATATCTTGACGAGGGGCGGCGCTCTCCGGAGCCAGATAAAACCTGGCTCAGCGCCGATTTTTTAATTCATCCTGCACGATGCCGCGGACGATTTCTGCCGTAATCAAATGGCTCTCGGCATTCCGGATTAAGTCTTCGACGAGTTGGCTGACACTGAGGCCGCGGGCTTCCGCAATTTCGGCAGCGCGGCGCTTTAGAGTGGGGGTAATTCTCAAAGTAATTTTTGGGTCTTCGAAATTGATCTTTCGCATGAGTAAAAAAGAAACAGAAAAGCAATCAGCGGATCAGTTGAGCCGCTCGGCATCGCTTATAAATTCAAGCGGAGCGGATTTTCCGCGATGTGCAATTATTTTTTTCATGTTTTAATTTTAGACGTCAAAAAGCCGCTCTGCAAGCGCCGTGTTTTATACGGCAAAAAGACGAGTTTCGCAAAAAAAGATTGCCGCCGAAAAGGCCCGCGCTAAAAATCCAAATCGTCACTTATACGGCAATATGACCACTAAAAAGAATAAGGATATCACCCCGGCAAAGCGCAAGCCAGTCAAAGCACGCAAGGCGCGTGCAAAAAAGACAGGACGCCCAGTCCGGACGGACAATCCCCAAAAAATCACACTCCACCTCGCGCTGGAAATAAAGAGGAAGGCCTACGATATCGCTACAGAGCGGCGGTGTAGCATTAGTCGTCTGGTGGAGGATCTACTGCAAGGCTGCAAGGCTTAATATGAACGCCCTTAAGACTGCAACAGAGAAATGGGAAGGGAACCTTCCTCTAAACCTCAAGGAGCTTGCCGCTTCGCAGTGCGTTTCTTACAAGACGGCTGTGCGGTGGGCTTCGGACTTATCCTTTCCTCGGGTCGGGCGGTTGGTGCGTCCGCAGGACTTTCTGCGTTGGTGGAAGGATAGAGCATCACATCCTTCCAAGGCATCACATCATCCACGGACAGCCGATTGTAAACCTCGTGAACAATCTCTGACGAGTGATTCACTAACCGCATTGCCGCCGAGAGCGGCACGCCTGCGCGATGCAATCGCGTCACGTAGCTGACACGCAAATGATGAAAAGTGACCCCATGGACTTGGCACCTTTTAAAAAAGCGGGAAAAGGATCGGCTCGCGTGAGCTGGCACTTCATGGCTGACTTTTCGCTCAGCCAGCGGCTTCAGGATGGGTTCAAGCTCTCGAGGAAGGGGGCGAGTAAACGCGCGCTTCCTTCCGCCCTTGGGGGTCGGGAATGTGATCGTGCCTCGCTCAAAGTCCACCAACTTCATGACCAAGGACGTCTCGTTAATGCGGCAGCCCGTATGCTGAGCAATCAAAAAAGCCAAGCGCATCCATTCGGGTTCAATTTTCAAGGCCTCAAGGCACCTCGTAATCTCCTCGTCCAATATCTCTCTCTTTTCAGCGGCGGGGATCCTTGCGATACCCAGTCTTCGGATCGGGTTGGCCTTTGCCATTCCTCGCTGAACAGCGACTCCCATGACTTGGCCGAGAAGCTTGGCGTCTTGGAGGGCCGTGTTGCGCCCGCAAAAGCGATGCCTCGCCTTGCGACCTTCTCGCCATTGAACGAATTCGCTCCCGTGACGGAATTCAATCATCGAGGGGTTCGTCAGGCCAGCGAGCGTCAACCAATGCTCGATATGCCTCCAGCGATTTCGGTTTCGGACTGTGCTGCGCTTGTTCGACCAGCGGCTGTCAAGCCACCCATCCACCCATCCCCAGCCTCCCTCAAAAGCTGTTTCCGATTTTCCGGTTTCGGCAAGGCAGGCTTCCGCGCACAGAACTTTCGCCTGCGCCGTCTCGATTTCGCTCTCGCAGCGCAATCCGGTCGAATTGGCAATCCAAGTTCCGTCCGGCCCTTTCCTTTTCAAAAACCAGCACGGGCTATTAGGTCGAGTGTAGAGAGAGGCCATAATCCAGCCAGTGTAACACTGTAACAAATCGATGCAATCAACAATGTCCCTTAACAGGCAAAATCGAGCAATAAAGGCCCTCTGCGGGCAACCATTCCTCATTATAGAGATCCGTGGGTTCAAATCCCACCCTCTCCGCGCTTTAATAATCAATCACTTACAGGGCGAGTGTAACACGAGTGTAACAAATGGGAGGGTTTCCCTGTGAGCGATCAGTCGGAATACTTCGCTCATGTCAGGCGGCAGGAGCTAGAATACTTGCTGGCTTATGAGGAGTGGGAGCGGTCGCTCTCGTCTTCGGATCGGGCTCTCGTAGGGAAAATGGCGGCTCCGGATTTGGAGGATTTCCATGCTCGTTCGAGCAAGCGTGAATCGCTGGGGGTCGTAGGGGACGCGGCGGAGAGGTCGTTGGCGAGTTACACGCCGGACTTGGCTTCGGACATTGATGACGAGACTTCGATTCTTGCGGAGCGGGCCGGGCTCAAGGCCTGGCAGGCGCGTGAGATTTACCGCTACATCGAGGAGCGTGTGGAGCGGCGCGTCACAGAAGCGAAGTGCAATGTGATCGTGCGGGTCTGTGGGGTTTTTCTCAAGGCGGGGTCGAATGTGAAGCTGTTGGTCGCGGGGCTTGCTTATGCGGCAGATCTGGCTGTGACGAACCAACTCGGGACGATGCAAGATTGGGCGGTTCGAAATGGGTTGAGCCGCGCGGCGGTCTCGAAGGTTGCAAAATTTTGGCAGCGGGAGTTGGGGCTGCCAGCGAGTTCCCACATGCGTGGGGAAGAGAAGTGTCAGGCCTACAGCGAGGCTCAGACACAAAAACACTGGAGAAAACAAAAGGTGGGTGGGCTGTCTCGCATCTGGGACGGGCTGCTCTCAAAAAAACGAAAACAAAATAAATAAAATGAATACAGGAACTGGTGGATGGAAGGCTTTCGCCGTGGTGGCGGGGGTATTGGCAGCGCTCAAGATTTTGGGCGTGATTTCGTGGAGTTGGCTGTGGGTCTTGTGCCCGCTGTGGATTCCGGTCGCATTGCTTGTGGCTTTGATGCTGGGTGCATTGGTCTATGTGCTCGCCTTGGGAGTTGGGAAGGGGGCAAAGGAATGAGCGCGAAGGATGCATTGGAATTGTGGGAATTCACGCTGAGCGTGGATTCGCAGGGGGACGGAGACGGCTTGGATCGCGCGAGGGCGCGGTGGACGCCGACTGGCTTGGACATTCCAGAGACGACGACTCTGGAGAATGTCAAGGAGATTTTGCGGGCCTTTAAGGCCTTTGAAACAACGGGCACTTTGGCTCTCGCGGACTTGCTGACTTTTGTGAGTTCTCGGGGATGGGAGAGTGAGGTGGAGCAATACTTGGCTCAGCTCGAATTCGATTTGCACTCGGTTCGCAAGGCTCAAGTGGTTGGAGATATTCCTCGGGCTTTGCGGCATCCGAAACTGACGGCAGAGCATTACTGGGTGGTCAGCAAGCTGGATCGCGAGGGTCAGACGAAGTGGCTCGGATTGGCGGTCAAACATGGGCTTTCGGGCTTCGAGTTGAAGCGTTCGATCGAGGCGGGAAAGCCTCTGCACAAGGAACAGATCGAGATGCTCTCGGGGGCTGGGTCGGGGATTCTGACCTACCAAGGTATCTTGACGGACTGGCAGCGCTGGGAAGCGAAAATTGGCGGGGATGATGGAATCCTTGCGTGGCCTGCACACTTGCAGGATCGCTGGCTGGAGGACACGCGCCCGATCGCGGAGCTGCGGGAGCGTGTGGTGGCGCGGCGTGAAGGAGGTGCGAAATGATTCCTGTGATCGATGGGGAAGGTGAGGTGAGGGGCCACGGATCGCACGAGGATTTCGGTAGGCTGGATGCGGCTCTTGATTTTGAGAGCACGGGTCGGCGGGTGACGGCGCAGAAGGCGCTGCACCTGATGGTGCGGGGGTCGCATGTCTCGGGCTTTATTCTAAGGCCCGATGACGGTCTCTCGGATGTGGCGATCGTGTGCAATGGCGCGGTGCGCTGGCTGACTCCGGCGGAGTTTCAATGGCTGATGCATGAGAGTCGCTCGCCGATCACTATGGATGACGCCACCCTCTCCCCGTTTTTCGAGGAGACTGAAAAGCTGCGCGCCGAAAATGCGAAGTTGCGCGAAGCGGCTCAAGAAGTGGTCTGGAGCTGGGTGGAGGCTACGGGGCACGAGGACTTGCCGCAGTGCCTGATGGTGAGTCGTGCGGCTGTCGAGGGGTCGATTGCTGGACTCGAGGAGGCATTGACATGAGTGCGACGGAGAGAACCTACCAAACTTGTCTGCCCCCGGAGGCATATCTGCGCATCGCCAAGGCCTGCGCTTCGAAGGGACCAAGATTGAGATCTTCGGTCTACCCCCAAGCGAGTCAGAAAGTGAAGAAGCCCGCAAAATGAAGAGATCAG